GGTTGGAAATCAACACCACGAATCGAAATCACTGCTGCTAAGTATCTTGAAAACAAGGTTCTTGCTGCAACAGGTGACGAATCAGCACGCCAGTATGTTTTGGCAGCTGACAACACAACTGACAATGCTGGACTTGTTCCAACACGTCAACTCGCTGAAGTTATCAACGGACTATCAACAACAATCCGCCCAAGCATTGACGCAATTTCTCGCGGTGCATTGCCTGACGCTGGTATGACTTTTGAAATTCCAAAGATTACGCAAGCACCAACAGTTGCGATAACTGCTGAAGACGCGGCGTTTTCTGATACAGACCAAAATTCTGCTTTCCTAAGTGTGGACGTTAAGAAGTTCGCAGGGCAGCAAAAATTCTCAGTTGAATTGCTCACACGCACTTCGCCATTATTTTATGATGAATTGCTCAGAAACATGGTTGCGGCAATGGCTAAGGCACAAAATGCTTATGTCAACGGTCAACTAATCAGTGGTGCAACACTTGACGGAACAACAGTTGCAACATACCCAACTGCAACTGAATTGCTTGGCGTAATTGCACGCGGTTCGGCAAGCGTTTATGGCGCAACTGCTGGACTTGCAAATCCATTTGCACGCAATCTCATTGCTTCAACTGGTCAGTGGGCAAACCTCATGACACTAAATGACGCTGGACGTCCAATTTATTCACAGGTTTCAAATCCTATGAATCAACCTGGTGTTTCAGTGCCAACAAGTTTGACTGGAAACGTGGCGGGCTTGAACCTTTACGTTGACCCAACAAACGGTGGCGACGGAGACGGCACACTGCTAGTTGTCAACCCTGACGCATACACATGGTACGAATCAACTTCGTATCAACTACGCGCTGAATCAACTGCTGACGGTTCAATTACCGTGGGCGTTTATTCATTCGGCGCAGTGGCAACAAAAATTGCTGCTGGTGCGTTTAAAAATAACAAAGCTTAATCGCCACATCTAGTCATGCGGCGCGGTCGCTCCCGAACGCGTCGCAGTAGTCGAAAGGAACGGACATGCCAGCAATCGTCACCGCAAGTCAATTGCGAACAGTGCTTGGCGTGTCCGTTTCTTTGTATTCTGACGCCTATCTTGACGAAATCATTAACACTGCTGAAGCAGTTATTTTGCCAATGCTTGTTGCAAACACTTCAGCCATTAACGCGTACAAATTAGACAACAACGTTGCGTTTTATTACACACAACGCGAACACCATTTTGTGAAGGGTCAGTCAATCATTGTGACTGGATTACCCGCACCATTTTCAGCAACAATCACAGTTGTTGACGTAACGGCTTACCATTTCACCGCTGCACTGACTTCAGCAAATGTCACGGTGCGCGAAATTATTCCAATGGGCACGGCGACACTTTCAGGCTATTCCGCAGCTGACATTTACGCAAACAGTGCGCCAATTGAATCAGCAGTTTTGGCAGTCAGCGTCGAAGTCTTTCAATCACGCGTTGCTGCTGGTGGACAGATTGAAGGCGTAGATTTTGCCAGCACGCCTTATCGCATGGGTAGAAGTTTGACCAACAGAGTGTCCACATTACTTCAGCCATTTTTAGACGTTGAAACGGTTTGTCAATAATGCCAGCCAACGCCGTCGCCGATACCCGCGCAGCCTTAGCAAGCGCGTTTTCATCACTTGCTGCAACTTGTAATTCAAGCGTTCCCGAATCACCAATTCCACCAGCAATTGTCATTGTTCCTGATTCGCCTTACATGGAAGTTGTTTTAATTGGTAAAGCGAAGACACAAGTCAAACTAAATTTCGCAATCACTGCCATTGTTGCTTCAAACAGTAACGCTGGTTCGCTAGACAATCTCGAAAAACTCATAATCGGAATTCTTGCGGCAATGCCCGCAGGATACGTTGTTGGCGTTGTTGAAAAGCCGACAGTGTTGGAAGTAGGACAAAGCCCAATGCTGGTTGCTGACATAAACGTTTCGACGTACTACACACAGACAACATAAGGGGAATCATGCCAACGACAATCATCACGGGTCGCGACATCGTACTGACGATTGCGACAACAAACTATGACGCACAGGCGACCAGTGCGACATTGACCAACTCACCAACAATCACGACCTATCAGACACTTGACGGCAAGGCTTACAAGCGCATTGACGACCAGTGGACATTCGACATTGAAATGCTTGCTGACTGGGGCGCGACTTCATCACTTTGCGAAGCACTATGGGCAGCAGCTGAATCAGCACCCAACACTGCTTTGGCGGTATCCTTAACGGCAGTGACAGGTGCAGTTTTTGCTTTCACAGTAATGCCAATTTACCCAAGCGTTGGCGGTGCTGCACCTGACGCACAGACCGTTTCAATGTCATTCGTTGTAGTCAACGCAGTGACCGAAACATTCAGTTAAAAACTACTAATCGGGAGACAAAATGAAACTACCAATAACAATTGAATACACGAACGGCGAGCAGACAACTTACACGGCTGCACCGCCTGAGTGGGTAAAATGGGAAAAGCACACAGGTCACACCATTGCGCAGGCGCAGGAAAAAATCGGTATTTCCGATTTGGTTTTTCTTGCATACCACGCCATGAAACGCGAAGCAGCGGGAAAGCCTGTTAAACCGATTGACATTTGGACTGAAACAATTTCAGAGGTCATTGTCGGTGAAGCAAACCCAAAAGTTACCCAGTCGGAAGCATTGCCCGAATAGTTTGGGAATTAGCCCTTGCAACAGGGTTATCGCCAAGTGAGTTTGAAGCAGCTGAAGACATTCTGACAGTGTTGGAAATCTTGGAAGGACGGAACAATGGCAAGTGACGCAATCGCCTATGACAAGGCTGAATTGCGTGCCATTGTCCGTTCATTCAAAGCAATGGACGAAGAAGCAACAAGCCAAGCCAAAGAACAAACGTCCAAACTTGCTGATTGGGTTCGTGGCAAAATCGTTGCTGCCAGCAGTAGTTCAACAAACAAAGTTGCACCAAAAATTGCACAAGGTTCAAAGGTTTCAAAGTCGTCCAAGATTGGCGAAATTTCATTTGGTTTTGCTAGTCAGAAATTGAGCGGTGGCGGCACGACGCAACAACTTTGGGGCGGGTACGAATTTGGTTCGAACAAATACAAACAGTTTCCAGTGTGGTCGGGTCGTGAAGGTCGTGGGTCACGCGGTTGGTTTATCTATCCAACTTTGCGCAGTGCCCAACCTGAAATCGTTCGTCGGTGGGAAGAATCGTTTTCAAAGATAGTGAAGGAGTTTGACTAATGGCAGGCAGCCGCACGCTCAAACTTTCAATTCTTGGTGACGTTGACAATCTCAACAAATCTTTAAAAACGGCAACGGCTGACGTTGAAACTTTTGGCGACAAAATGGGCAAGGTCGGCAAAATGGTTGGCGCAGCCTTTGTTGCTGCCGCTGCTGCTGCTGGTGCTTATGCCGTCAAAATAGGCATTGAAGGCGTCAAAGCCGCGATTGAAGACGAAAAGGCGCAGACACAGTTAGCCCTTGCCTTAGAGAACGCCACAGGGGCAACCAATGCCCAAATTGCGGCGACTGAACAATCCATTCTTAAAATGTCCCTTGCCACTGGTGTGGCTGACGACCAGTTGCGTCCAGCATTGGGGCGTTTGGTTCGCTCAACTGGTGACATAACAAAAGCACAAGATTTGCTGACCACTGCCCTTGACATTTCAACTGCCACTGGAAAGCCGCTGGAAACCGTTGCAAATGCGTTGGGCAAGGCTTATGACGGAAACACTGCCGCACTTGGAAAACTGGGAATTGGTCTTTCGTCAGCTGAATTGAAAACAATGTCATTTGAACAAGTGCAGGGTCGCTTGTCAGATTTATTTGGCGGCGCAGCAGCACGAAACGCTGAAACTTATTCGGGACGTATTGCCCGTATGAACGTTGCGTTTAATGAAGCCAAAGAAACAATTGGTTTTGCGTTGCTTCCAATTCTTGAAAAGGTCATGACTTTTATCAACAACAATGCGCTTCCAGCAATCAACGCATTTTCAAAGGCTTTCAGTCTTGACGGCAATGGTTTGGGCGGTGCTATCACAACGGTTGGCAACATTATGACCGCAACATTTACGCCAATCATTAACGGTTTGGTTAAAGCATTTAATTACGTAAAAGACGCAATTGGTGAAAACCTTGACACATTCAAAGAATTTGGCGGTTACATTGCAACCTATCTTGCACCAGTGATTGGCACAGTTTTGGGCGGCGCATTGACCGTTGCCGGCAAAATTGCGGGCGGGGTCATTGACGTGATTGGTGGCGTAGTCAAAATTTTGAACGGTTTGATTCAAGGTGCAGTTGCAGGAATCAACGCCTTAATCAGTGCCTACAATGCAATTCCATTTTTGCCCAACGTCGGAAAAATTTCAGCACCAGCGGTTAACGTGCCGAGTGTTGCAATTCCAAAAGCACCAAGCGTCCCAAGTATTCCAACCGTGACCCCACCAAGTTCAGGTGGTGCAAGCGGCGGTGGCGGTGGCGGAGTGATGAAGGCTGCAACCGTTGGGGCTGACGCTGCATTTGCTTCATCAGTGGTAACAGGTTCATTTGACGCAGGTTCATTCCGTAAGGCTGAAGCCGCAACAAGTGGCACAACAATCAACCTGACCGTAACTGGTGCGTTTGATAAGGAAGGTACTGCCCGCACAATTGTGGACACTTTAAATAATTCCTACTATCGCGGCACAGGTGGCGCAACTAACCTGCAAATAGCATGACCGCGTGGAATCCAGTTTGGAAAGTTGAAGTTGACGGCGTCGAATACACAGACGCGGTTTTGGCTAACCTGAGTATTCGCAGCGGTCGAACAAACATTTATGAGCAAGCGCAAGCGGGTTATGTCAATCTTCAATTGCTGGACGTTTCCCAAAGCATTATTCCTGTTTCGATTAACTCAACAATAGGCGTTTCGCTTCAAAACACTGCAAGCACCTTTGTGCCAATCTTTGGCGGTAACGTCGTTGACATTGCCATTGAAGTCCGTGACGTGGGTTCAGTCATGTTCACTCAAACTTATTCAATCACCGCACTTGGCGCGCTAGCACGTTTGCCAAAAGCCCTCACAAACGGCGTGCTTTCAAAAGCATTTGACGGCACACAAATTTCAGTCATTTTGACCGATTTACTTTTAAACAATTGGTCTGAAGTTGCTGGTGCATTGACGTGGGCAAATTACACACCAACGACAACTTGGGCAACGGCTGAAAATGTTGGACTTGGTGAAATAGATACCCCAGGTGATTACGAATTGGCAGCACGAAGTTCAAGCCGAACCGACGTTTATTCATTGGTTTCAGCCCTTGCAACTTCAGGACTTGGTTACATTTACGAAGACGGATTTGGTCGAATTTCTTATGCCGATTCAACCCACCGCAGTCAATACCTTCAAACAAACGGTTATGTTAATCTGACCGCAAATCAAGCCCGCGCAGCTGGTTTGCGCATTGAAACCCGCGCTGGTGACGTACGCAATAATTTAACAATCAAATACAACGCAACAAGCAGTGCTGAAGTCAGTGCCAGTGACGCAACTTCAATTTCCAATTACGGCACGCTTTCACAAATCATCACAACAACCTTGCACAATTCAGCCGACGCCACTGCTCAAGCCAACTTTTACTTGGGGCTTAGAAAAGACCCACAGGCAAACTTCAGCGAAATAACCTTTGACCTCACCAACCCTGAAGTGGACAATTCTGACCGCGACAACCTCATTAGCGTTTTCATGGGTCAACCAGTAGCAATCAACGACCTACCCGCCAACATGGGTTCAATCTTTCAGGGTTTTGTCGAAGGCTGGTCGTTTCAGGCGTCCTACAATCAGGTTTCAATTTCCTTGTTGCTTTCCCCAACCGCCTATTCATTGCAGGCATTGGAATGGCAGCAAGTATCGGGAACAAAAATTTGGTCGGGCGTGTCGCCGACGCTTGATTGGCAACGTGCCACAATTGTCACTTGATAAGGAGAACAACCTATGACTAACCCAACAACACCGTTCAGTTGGCAAATGCCGACTTCGAGCGATTTGGTCACGGATTTGCCAGCAGACTTTGAAACATTTGGTCAAGCAGTCGCAACTTCAATGGCTGATTTGCTTGGTGGTACTTCAGGACAAATTCTTTCAAAGGCGTCCAACACCGACATGGACTTTACTTGGATTACAAATGACGTTGGTGACATAACTGCCGTGACTGCTGGCACTGGTATTTCAGGCGGTGGTACTTCAGGCGCGGTAACAATTACAAATTCAATGGCAACCGAAATTGCAGCCAAAGGTGATTTAATTGTCGGAACAGGTGCAGCAACTTTTGACAATTTGACCGCTGGTGCAAATGGTCGCGCACTTATTGCAGATTCAACGGCAGCCACAGGTCTTGCTTATTCATCATTTGCACCACTTGGTGGGTTGTCATCTCTTGGTCAGGCTTCTTTAAGTGGTGCTTCAACCGTAACAATTAGCGGCATTTCAGGAAAATCTCGTTTGTGGATTGGTGCAACTGGTGTTTCAACTGTCAACACAGGCGTGTATGTTGGTATTCGTTTCAATGGAGATAGCAGCAACAATTATGGTTATTCTGGAATAAGTATCACTGGTACGTCAATTATTCCAGAATTTAATCAAGCGGCAAATCAAATGTACCTTTTTCAAACTTCAACTAGCGCGGCTGATACGGCTGACGGCATGATTAATTTGTCAGGTGCTTTTGCTGGCGGCCTGCAACAAATGAGCAGTAATGGAAAAGCAAACGGAACTGGTAGTGCTAACTATTCATTTACAACTGCCTATTACGCAGGTTCAGCGGCGATTACTTCGGTTTCGGTAGTTTCATCATCAGGTAATTTTGACGCTGGAAATCTATTTGTTTGGGGAGCATAAAAATGACAAAGCCAATTGAAAGAATCTACAACGCAGAAACAGGCGAAGTCACTGAACGTGAGTTGACACAAGCGGAAATTGACGCCAACGCAAACGCCAATCCTTTTCCAACTACGCCATGACCTATCCTGACGGCACAAACGCACGTTTGATTGAAGTCGCAGCAGCTGAAATCGGCACAATTGAAGAAGGCGAGAACCTGACAAAGTACGGCAAATTTACAAAGGCTGACGGTCTGCCGTGGTGCGGAAGTTTTGTGAATTGGTGTGCAGCACAAGCAGGTGTCAAGATTCATTCAGTCGTTGGAACTGCTATTGGCGCACATAAATTTAAAGAAATTTCACGTTGGTCAAACATGCCGCATTTGGGTTATGTCGCTTTCATGGACTTCCCACATGACGGCGTTGACCGTATTTCACACGTTGGAATTGTTGTTGGCTTAATTGACGACAAACAATGTTTAACTATTGAAGGCAACACCAGCGGGACAGGCGACCAACGCAATGGTGGCATGGTCATGGTAAAAGTTCGAAAAATCGGGACTGAGATTGTTGGCTTTGGAATTCCAAAGTTTGTTCCTTACAAGGGCGAATTTCCAACAATAGAAATGCCAAAATCGGGAGTAACACCGACAAAGGAGAAAACAAAAAAATGGACAAAGCCAAAGCCTTAATCGCTTCATGGGCACGCTCATTCATGGCAGCCGCGCTCGCCTTATACATGGCAGGTGTGACAGACCCAAAGACACTTGCAATGGCTGGCATTGCAGCAGTTGCACCAGTTGTTTTGCGCTGGTTAAACCCGCAGGATAAGAGTTTCGGGTTATCGGGGAAGTAGCCCGAAAAATCACGGCAGCAGGATTGGCTTGGGCACTTGCGCTAATCCTGACTGCTTGTGGTTATCAGGGTTGGACACGTTATGAGTGCCAAGAATTCATCAACTGGGAAAAACCCGAATGTAACAAGCCGCAGTGCGTCCCTACTGGAACTTGCACTGAAGACATCATTGGAAAAGAATTCCCACAAAGTAGCCCGACGACGAACCCCTGAAGACGTACACGCGCAGCTGATTTTAATAATTGGCGCAACCCTCGCGGCAGTGTTTTTGATTGTCACTTTAGGCATTACCTATGCACTCATTTTCGTAACCCAGCCAATCGGGGCACAAGCACCAAATGACGCAGCCTTTATTGACTTATTGAAAACATTGGCAATTTTCCTGACTGGTTCATTGGGTGGAGTGCTTGCTGGGAACGGACTGAAATCCAAGTCAAAGCCGTTAGACACGCCGACAAATACGCAAGGTTCTTGACGGCGCGTTGTTCATGCGTCACCCTGAATTCAGGTGGTAGTCGTTACCGCCTAGAATCGGGAGAATTCAAAATGGTACTTGATTTATTAGACCCAGCAACATTGGGTCGTTTGACCTTGCTGGCAATCTTGCTAGTTATGGCGGCAGCCGTTGGTTATGCAATGGGACACAAAGAGGGAAGCCGTGAAGGTTACATTCGCGGGCGTGCAGTCAGTCGTCACATTTCAGTTGCGAACAAGGCGGTCAAATAAATGGGATTCCTAGACAACTACGAAGCAAGCCGCGAACGCCTAGAACGCTGGTTGGCAACTTATCCAAACGGACGCATTGAAACCCGCATTGTGGAATTTAGTGCTGAAAAGGGTTATGTCCTAGTTGAAGCAAAAGCGTTTCGACACATAGTGGATTTAGTGCCAGCAGGCATTGACTACGCTTACGGCTATCAGGGGGCATACCAACAGAACATGAAACGTTGGTTTGTCGAAGATACAGTGACCAGCGCAATAATGCGCGTTCAACAATTGGTTATGGGTGGAGCGGAACGTTCAACCCGCGAAATCATGGAACAAGTTGAAAAGACACCAGCCAAAATTGCCAATACAGATTCAACCGATTACTGGACGACCAAATTTGGTGACGTTCCAAGTTACAAGACCGCAGCTGAAGCCGAACAATCTGGAATTCCTTCATTGGGTTCTAGCATTGACGAAGTCGCAAAGCAGTTAGGCGGTGAGTTGATAGCCGAAGCACCACAGTGCGCCCACGGTCACAGAATTTGGAAACAAGCGCATGAAGGCGCACCAAAGAATTGGGGCGGGTATTTCTGCACGGAACGCACAAAGGCAACTCAGTGCGCACCTAATTGGTACGTTTTGAGCAGTGACGGCAAATGGAAACCACAAGTATGAGCGAGTTTATGGAAATCATTAACCCGCAAACCATGATTGGGAAATTGCTCAAAAATGGCGAGGTGGTCGAAGAATACAAAATTGAGCAATGCGACAAATGTTCAATGCTGACAAAATTGGACGCTTTTGGTTATCAAAAGGGTTACGGCAATGAAAAGATTATTTGGTTTTGCGCGGGTTGCAGATGAAAATAACTTTGACCCGCCAAGAAGAATTTACATGTCATGACGCGGCAATTCATCTAGCAAAAGCCAACACAGATTATTGGCAAACCCGGGCTGGTGGTTATTCAACCGAAAAATCTTTGCATGACCTCATTGCACAAGACGCACAAAGTATTGGAAGCGAATGGGTTGTTGCCAAATACTTGAACTTTGACTTTGACCCATTTGAACAAAAGGGCAAAACCAAAGCCGACGTTGGCAGTCATTTCGAAGTGCGTTGGACAAAGTACGTTGCAGGTCAGTTGATAATTCATGAATACGACCGCACTGACGACGTGGCAATTCTTGTGACTGGTGAATCACCGCATTATTTCATTGCGGGTTGGATTCCCATTGCAATGGCAAAGCGTCCAAAATACCGTCACACAAAACAACCCAATTGGTGGGTCACGCAAATCAACCTGCAACCGATTGAAAACCTTAGGAGAAGCAACTATGGAAACAATCCAGTTTGAATGTCAAAAGTGCAAGAAGGTCACAAAGCAGCTGATTCACAAAGTGACGGACAATCTGCCCGACGGTGTGGAAGTGATTCAATGCACCAAGTGCGAAGTCATGGGGGTTGCGTTAATAGGGGCTTCAAGTGCCAATCTATGAGTTTAAATGCGAGGTGTGCCAAATCAGTGTTGAGGTGGATAAGTCAATCCACGAAGAACACCAACCAATCTGCTGCAATCAAAACATGAGCCGCACCTACTCAACCTTTGGCATTTCGTTCAAGGGTAAAGGCTGGGGTCACCAATGAATAGTTATCCACAGGGCTTATCCACAAGGGTGCAAAACCTGTGGGACACGCCCAACCCTATGCGTAAGTTATTAACTTCCTTGACAGTCGCGGTACGCTATTTTCGCTTGAAGCGAGCCGCTGAGGCGTGTCGCTCGCAAGGGCGCAAATGGCTAATGGGACAGGTCTATTTCATTGCGGCATTGCTTTCAATAACAAGCATTTCAGAATCATCAGCTGCTAACTATTCAATAGACCATTTGAAGTTGTACGCACACAGTCGTTTGCTGGATTATCAGGAATTTCAGTGTTTCAACAAAATCATTACAAAGGAAAGCCGTTGGTCTTATCTTGCACGCAATGGCAGTCATTACGGATTAGGGCAAATGAGGTCGAAGCATTACCGTGACCTTGACCCATTCAGACAGATAGACGCTTCGATTGCCTACATAACAAAGCGTTATGGTTCAACCTGTAAAGCATTGACCTTTCATGGAAAGCATGGGTATTACTAATGGCTAGTGCATTAAAGGACAATGGCAGCACCAGCCAATGGCGCAGGATTAGGCAACGCATACTTCAACGCGACGGATACACATGCCAGCAATGCGGTATGGAAGGCAATTCGGTTGACCACATTGTGCCAAGAACAATGGGTGGCAGTGATGAAGACTGGAACTTGCAAACATTGTGCATAAGTTGCAATTCAGCCAAAGGGGGGCGTTTTTTTAATAGCACACCGACAC